TTCTGTTTTATTAATTATTGCACGTTCCTCGATATTAGGATTCCGAGTTAAAACGGTAGAAAAAATTTCTTCCTTAGACATGGAAGAAATAATAGACTCTTTACTTGTCACCAATTCGAATAAAGGAGAATTCATCAACATAAGAATTTGTGTTATACTTCCTTTGTTATCAGTAGAATCTATTAGTATTCTATCGGAGCTACCATACTCACGTAAAAACTGACCGACAAAACTATTTCGGTTTACTATAAATGCAGATCGTATCAAATCTATGTTCTTATATTTTAGAGTATTCTTAGTGATATTACTATCATATGCTCGTATGGTTTCCATCTTTTCTAAAAGACCTTTCCCACTAACATTATTCCAATCTATTTCAATTAAATTAGAATATTCATCGAAAACGATTTTAGAATAATTTGTATCAGGGATTACCAGAGTTAATATATTATCCCATATCTGATATGATGGTAGTCTTTGTATCTGTACAGACTGAAAATTATACAATGTCGTTGGTCCTGTGTATGCCACTCTATTGTAGAAATCAGATTCTATTATATGTCTGATAAGTTCTTTGATACTATAGCCATGCGCCTTGAGATAATCACCTAAATACTTTAAAACCGAACCTGTATTATAATCTGTTAATACAAAACTAGTCTCTGGACTAATTAAAGGGGTGCCGACGATTAATCCCCAAATACGATTAGATACTGCAAGTGAAAAATTCTCATGTTCTACTATCCATTTAGACAATTCTTCTCTTTTATTAGAATCAACTACCTTCAATTTACTATCAAGGGTTAACGGTTTAACGACATCAAAAGGCTTTGCATCTGAATATTTATAGTCATGAGGAAGCTTCATTTCTTTTGCATCATTATCTTTTAAATTGAAAAGATTTGCAGAAAGAAGTTGTCTAACATTATTATCTATACGATCTTGTTTCGTAATCTCTTTAATTTCTTGATCGACCTTTTTTAAAATATCACCATACTCTTTTCTCGACTCTCTATTATCTAATGTGTTGAAAAATGCTGCCATCTCAAAAAACTGTCTTTGTGTGTATTCCTGAAATGGGTCATCATGGCATTGGGCACAACTTAAATCGGTGGCAATGAACAGTTGTAAAGTGGTGGCTAGGTTATCTAAAGGCATACCCGTATCACGGAGCATATATCCTGTGGCACCATTATCACTGTATTTCCCTGTTGCAGTGAGAAGATCGAATATAAATTTATCATATGGCTTATCAGCACGAATAGAATCACGCACATAATCCATATAAGGATATGCCTTAAGAATACCAGTACCATCAGAAAGTCTTTCTGGACGAATTCTAAATATATCAGCCCAGAAATTATACAAATTATTCACATAGTCTTCTGAATGTAAAAGTTTCTCAACAATTTTATTTTTCTTAACGGGCTCCTTATTTTTTATAAATTCTTGTGTTTCGGAAAGAGTAGGTATTCTTCCTGCAACAGTTAAATAGGTTCGTTTGAGCCATGTATGATCGTCCACTTTCGTAGGGTCGCCTTTTACTTTGTTTTCGACATAAAATTTTTGTAAATGTCTGTCTAAATCATTATAGGCATTTCCACTAAAAGGAAAAAAGCATATGAGTAAAGATAAAATGAGAGTTTTCATACTGCTGAGATATACTTATCGTTAATGTCTTTTCTTTCAGACTTTCTTATTAATAATCACTTTTTTCAATTTTTTATCGCTTTGAATAAAATAACAGAAAGATTTAGTGGTATTGGGATTTATGAAGATTTTATACATATTAACTCCGTTCGGTTTTATTGGTTCCATGAGCGAATCCTTATAATGTAACAACCCAAACGATAAATGCCCACCATATAAGTTAGTATCTAAACCCAGAGAAAATGTTTCAAATCCGTTGCTTATAGCATATTCTATACTTTTTAAGATACATGCCGTGCTGCCACCATTCTTCTTAAACTCATCAGAATACCATGCATATGAATAAGATAATTTCTCGTCAAGATTTTTAAGAATACTTCCACCACGTATTGATCCAAGCGAATCTCTACCAATAACTAGTAGATATTCGCCTATATTATTTTTTATTCTTTGTACATCCACACGATCAATGCCGTGTGCGATACTATGTAAGAAATTTTTATATCCAATATACCATTCATCCAACAAGGTATGGGTTAATGGAACAACCTCTAGATTATATTCGTCGAGCCTTTTTGCAATTTTATTCAAATCACAACGTATTTTACTAGGTTTCTTACTGATCCAACTGATTAAACTATCAGGAACTGTCATCGAAAATGTAACTTTCTCTGGGTAAGTCCCGGTAATAGCCTTCCTCATTAGTGCAAAATCCAAATTAGGATTTTTATCAAAAAAATCAGGAGTATAAGATTTTATAAAATCATAATTTATATTACCAGATATTTCCATATTACATTAAAATTTTATGACTACGATCCTTGCCAAAAGAATAACCAAATAAAGGCAGCTTCAATTCTATTGCGATACCGAATGCACGACTGAGATAAAACTCATCCTTATAAAAGGGATCATTATCCAAACAGGTTACAAATAATTTATCAACCTTAGTAAATGATAATGCATATCTAAGGGAGTCATAGTCTAGTGTCCCTACACGAAATCCTTTCTGCCATTCATTGTATGTGTTATCTTCGCCTTTTAACACTATACCCTTTACTTCTGTTGGAAGTGGTCCATTTCCATGTCTCGTTGCATAAGACCGTGTGATACCTATACGAAGAATATGCCCGTCATAATCGATCCTCTTTAGGAAATCTTCTGCTAATTGTGTCGTTGTATCGGTAGCAGAGACATGAGGTAAAAATCCACGATCTTTATCAAGAAGTGCTCCTTGTGCTCCCTCAAATACCACGATTTCTGAATTATTAATCAATTTCTTACAATCTTCATCATTCACAATTGTGATGAAGGCTTCAATATTTTTATATATAGAAATTAAATCTTGCTCTTCTTCATGATCATCAACAAACAATCCTTCCCAATTTTCATCCTTCTCATAATCTTTAGGACCAATCTCGTCCCTGAAATTAGAAATAATATCAAATATATGTATATCTAAAAAAGAATTCCTTATACTGGATAAGTCACCTATTTTAAGTGGATTATATTTTTGTGCATATTCGACGGTTTTATAAATCCCAAGACCTACAGACCCATGATTATTAACCTTCTCTTCAATGCGATTTGCATAGATATGATAAGGAGTAGTAACTAATGCATTTTCATGAACATAAACTTTTGGAAGAAATCCGAATTTGCTTTCAAAATCTCGCATCTCATGAATAAGAAGAATAGGATTTACGATTACACTATCTAATAAAAGTGTATCCGCACCTGCAAAAGTTCCTGCGGATAGCTGTTTAAAACAAAAATGTTTATTTCTAACGTGAACATTATGGGCGCATTGTGCCCCGCCAGAAAATCTAACAACCAATGAACTCTTGGTAACTGATGTTATATAGTCAGTCACTGTTCCCTTTCCCTCGTCCCCGTGTCCGATTCCAACAACAATATAAGCTTTTTTATTTTTCATATAATTCATTAATTTCTAAATATTTTTTATATTTTCTCTCTAAACAAAAATTTCCATTATATATATATTTTAATATTTCAACTACTTCGTTTTTACGAAATATTCGTAAAACATATATTGTTTTTTTCTTTACAATTGTGCCATAGCCAAACATATACTTTTCTTTTAAATCTGTTAAAAAGGATTCTGATGCCGAATATATATTAATCGAAAATTGTGATCCCCCAGATTTAGTTTTACCCACATATATGTTACCATCACCATCAACAATTCCTCTCAGGTAATCAGGAATAAATTCTTTTGGAACTTCTACCACAAATTCTTTACCAGTCTTATTTTTAAAAACGCCCATAGTAGCTATATCTTCAATTATAGCCTTTGAACCAAATTTTAAACTCACTTGTTTAGAGGGGCCAATATTAGTTCTTTTATCAATCCGCACTCTTTCTGTTATAGGTATTCTAGAATCTAATTGATCCCTTATAAACTCTAAAATCGACCGATCTCTTTCTTGAATATCTACACCTATCCATCTCACACGACCCGTATCTATTACATATCCGTCACATATCAAGAATCCTAGACTATATGCCATATTCGCAGACCATTTTGAAAAATACTGCTCATCATAAGAATATTTTAGACGTTTATTTTTTGAATTCCGCTGTATACCGTACTTTCTTATTAGATATGATATACTATGTTCACTTTTACCTAATACCTCTGCGATTTCTTTTTGTGTTTTTCCTTCAACTACAAATTGTTGAATTATATATTCTTTGAGATTGTCGTAAGCCATTATACATATACTTATAACGGTCTGCTTGTTTTTTTGCCATAGTTTTAATCAATAAGATTTTTGATAAGTGATGAAATTGTTCGATAATCTTTTGTTACGAGGATTTGTTCTTGATTATCCAATGTTATAAGTGTCCAATTTCTATCTGGTTCTATTCTTCTAATAGTTTTCAATGCTAATAGTTGATAAACGGACCCCCGCTCTGTGTTTAATGGTAATTCAATCATCATAAAATAAAAAAGTGGAATAAATTGCTCTATTCCACTTTTAAGTTTAAAATTTCGGATACTTTAGAGAATAATCTCTGTTTCTTCAAAATTTTGTTTCTGCTGTGGAGTAGTCTCTACTCCTGATTCTACACCCTTCTGGACGTTTTTCAACACATATTGTGCGATAATTTCTGGGATTTTTGTATAATCTTGAGTAACAATTAAATGTTCGCCAAGAAGATCACGCAAACCGTTCTCTGCTGATTGGGATCTATAACCGTGATTGATATGAATATGGATATAATTCCATTTTTCTTCAATCTTTCGAAGAAGTTCTTCGCTTGTTACTGATCCTTCTGCACCCGCATTTTCATAAGTCGCATTAATGAAAGATGCTGGAATTACTGGATGAATAGGCTCGTCACCAAAAGTGAAAATAAACCCTTTTTGTTTACGTTTTTCCCATGCATCAGTTACTACAAACCTATCAGCAAAGTCCCATACAAGACTGTAGCTTTCACCACCATTACCACCACCATTGCCTTCGAGATATGTCCGAGTTAACCACATATCAAGTTCCTCATCACCAGATTCGAACTGTCCTACTTGGATAGGATAACGATCTGATATATGATCACCAACCGCAATAAAAAGAAGAGCGGCATCAGGAACCCCACCGTTGATGATAGAACTCATCAATTTTGGAAGTCCCTCCTTTACAAGATTATGAGGAATAATCCCCATAGAACCTGTAACATCCATTCCTAATATAATTGGAACTGTGTTTGGATGAACTGCTGAATCCCTTGCCTCACGAATCTTGATGGCTTTTGGTTCCATAGATTCGTGGATCATTCGCGTTTTACTTTGTTCGAAAGTATCTGCGAGAGATTTTACTGCATACGTTGCAGACCGTGTGCTTCTTGCACTAAAATCGTAAGATGAACCACCCATGATATTATTCGAAAAGGTTTTTGTAACCAGCTTTAGCCACTTCCAACTTAATCGCAAGATTACGAAGTTTTACACCAATCTCGATATGTTTAGCAACAAATCCATCAACATCGAAGTCGCTAGCCAACACAAGACTGTTAGCATCCCTCGGAGAAAGGTCCAACATATTGTTTTGATCACGTTTCAGGTCTTTTACTTCCTGTTCCATGTCTTCGATCTTGCGCTTATACTTTAGTTGAGCAATCTCAACAATAGAGATCGCACGATCTTTCCTAATTTTACTATTAGGACGGGTAAGAGTATTAAAAAACTTCCCCGTCAATTCTGGCTCATCATCTGTGCCAATTACATTATCAATATCACTCACTGTATCTGTTGTATCACTCATAGAGGTCTTTATTATAGGTTATGTTGTTATCTTTGTCAATTGTTATTCGCTGTATTTTTCCCAATCGTCTTTGAATCTGTCTTTTAATTTCTGAAAATATTCATTAGTTTTAATCTTACACATCCAAGTATTGCCACAAAAAGCACCATTAGTTTCAGTACCTTTACATATAACGCCTTCCTTTAAACCATATACGTTATCTCGGACACTTTGGATAAATTCATCATTAAGATTTCCTGCATATACAACTTTAGGAATCGGAACCACTTCATCAAGTGTTTTTACAAATTCCAAGGGTTTAAGAAATTTTCGCTGTTTATGTCCGACCATAATATCAAAAAATACCAGATCGTGTGGTTCATCTTCATGATGTCCTGCAAAAGAATTTTCCCCCAAGAATTCCCCAAAAACGACAATCTCTCTATAATCACGCAAAGATTTCTCTTTCTTGAAGACATTTTCTAGGGGTTCCTTGTATTTCGAATTGAAGATTTCTACCATTTCTTTCCAGAATGGAGTAGTCTCATTAATAAGCTGTGTCCTCGTTCCAAAACAATCGAATCCTCTTTTTTGGGTATATTTTGCTCTGAAATTGCTGCCATCAAGTTTGTCGAAGGCTATACAATTTTGACGGGGAGCCTTGCTACTGTTTATAATGGAAGGGTACTCAATCATATTTGTAATGTATAATCCTCATCAATCTCATATTCATCTAACATAAATCGTTCAACATCTTCTATCTGACCAATAGAAAGATGCACTTCAATTTCTTCATGACAACAGCCTTTAGAACATATCTTCATCTTTCTAATAACCATAGGTTTTAATGCCTTAATGGTTAAGTCGTCGTATATTGACTGTTCTCCAATCACAATTTCTGTCCTAGGTTGAATAATAATGCACTAAAGTTGATTTCTGTATCAGCAACAAATGCATCGCGATACATATATTCTGAAATCAATAGCACTGCAACAGTATTACACTCTGCAACGTATAAGTCAAACAAAGATTTCATCAATTGATGATAATTGTTTGCAAATTTATCAGAATTTTCTACAACAAATTTACGAATAGCAAAAACATCTTCCTTCGCTTTCAGCTTTGTCTTAATTAACAATGCAACTCCAGTATCTTTTTTGAACTTATATATGAATTTTCCTGTAGAGCAATTCCTTTGTAGTTCGTTAATAGTCTTACGAATATCAGGAAAATGAGTCTTTACTAGAAGTCGAACATTTGATATCTGATCCTCTCCAACTACAATATTCTCTGCTTTCAGAATTGTTGCAACTCTTCGAAGAACATCACCCTCAGGAACATTGAATGTAAATTCTTGACAACGTGACCGAATCGCTTCGATGATTTTCGAACGATAATTACCCGTGAGAATGAATTTAACCTCATCCAAATATTCTTCAAGGGTTACGCGCAATGCTTGTTGAAATACCGTGCTTGCACCATCCACCTCATTAAGAATGACTAGCTTAGGATTACCATCAATACTTGCGATTTCAATATATCCTTGGATTTTCTCTCGTAATACATCAATGGTACCTTGCTCAGATGCATTGATAATCATATAAGAGTTGGGCGAAAACTTATCAGCAAGAATTTTCGCCATTGAACTTTTTCCCGTTCCCGGACTTCCTGTAAATAGGAGATTATTAGGTATTTCCTTTAAATTGGTGAAAAAGCTTTTATCTTCCTCATTTAGGAGGATATCTTCTATTGTTTTCGGACTATATTTGATAGTCCATACTTGATTAATTGTCATTTTTTTGATATAAAAATGGTTTGCTTATAACAACTTTTACATTATTATCTTTCATTCTTTGTAGGAAGTCTCTGAGCATTCTTTTAAAATTTTCGCTCGGAGGCGGAGAAGAGGGCGTAGGGATACTATCACATTCGAGATAAGGAATCCCCTCCTTTGTATATTTCCAATGCATATTAGTAGCATTTACTGTTCGTAGTTCCCCACACGAAACAGTGCAATCCTAAAAAGATTAAACTTGCTCCAAATCCGAAACATGTATAAAGACCTGTATAGACAAGTCCTAGTGCTATTAATTTATAATTTTTCTTTATTGTGTCTAACATATTTGTAATTTCCTATTGTGAACGGATGTCCCTTTTCTACTTCTCCTTTTGCCCATGAAGTATCTAATTCAAGCTGTTCGTAAACAGACCAAAGGTACTCTAAAGTCTCGGATTCGCTTTCACTAGCCTTTTCGAAGAGACTTTTACAATCTCTTATAATTCCCGCACTATCAAGATTTGTTTTTAAAACTTTCTCAGCCGTTGATAAGGGTGTTTCCATTATATTTCAAAATAGGTGAAGGGTTCTGTTCTGTTACTTGGATGCTCTGTAATTGAGTCAAAAGATTGATAACATGGTTGACTTGATCGGTAGGAATAGAAAAGGTTTGATATCCTACTGTTACATTAATACGATTAGTGCTAATTAAATTTGCCATGTAGTAAGATACTAGACGGGTATAATCGATTCAAGACTGTTTTCTGTAAATCTTTGAAAAGTCTGTAATTTGCATATAATACTCTTTTTTAGTATCTTCGTGATATGCAGTCAAACTTTCACAATCAGTATACGTGAAAATCGTGTAATCTCCATTACGACTCGCATCTTCAGGACATACTAATTTTTTCCGAAATGTTTTAAAATCTGTTAAAAGTGTCATTTGATTATTACTATTATACAGAGTAAACTACATAATCATCATGTCAACTGAAATTAAAAAATACGGATTTTATGCATATATCAAAGGTCTTGAAAAAGGGCTCGGATTAGTCGTTCTAGATGTCGGTAAGAACATAACAGGTATCAAACTATGTGTTGGTAAAAGTGAACACTTTTCTATTCCTAAAGAATCTTTCGAAACCTTGTTAGCATATGATACATTAGAATTCGTGGAAACAGTTCCTAAGTTTGTATGGAAAGAAATGAAAAGAAACCTTGCATCGTAGCAAAGAGGGAATTATAGTCGTCTATGCAATACGGCAAACTTATTATTGATGGAAACAATTTTCTATTTCGTGCATTTTTTACCAAACGACCTGAAAAAATCATAGAAGGGGTAAATGCAACAGCCATTCACCAATTCCTTCACATGTTTCGAACTATGGTTACGAGATTCGAGCCGAAAGAAATCTATCTAACCTGGGATAAAAAATTAAATCCTACTAAACTAAACTTCCGTAAAGAGTTGGTTCCTTATAAGGAACAAAGAACAGAAACCGAACATACCGAAAAGATGTTTGCAACAATCCCGATCATTCAGGAATTCTTGGATAATTTAGGCGTTGTTACTATATACCCCGTTAATATGGAGGCAGATGACGTTATCCGGTTCTGTGCTATAAATGATACAAAATCTACGATCATAGTATCCTCAGATAATGATTTATTTCAATTGGTTACGGAGGAGGTTCATCAGTATATTCCTACTAAAAATATCATTCTTACCTTGGAAAATTTTGAAGAAGTTGTCTCGGTTAAGCCTGAGCAATATCTAGGATATAAAGCTATCTTAGGTGATAAATCTGATAATATTTCTGGACTCTGTGGGCACGGTCCTGTCAAATCGAAAATTCTTACTGAAAGACTGACACAAATTATCGTACAAAATAATTGTACTGTTCAAGAAGCAGTTGCATCTGTATTAAACCCAGAGGACGCTACAATTATTTGTCGAAATCTTCGTGTTATGGATCTTGGTTATACTGAGACTGAACAGCCAGAAGAATATGGCTTTTATAGAGAACAAGTAAAAGCTTCTAATACTTCCTTTGATACTGCTAAATTGAAAGAACTGTTTTATAGATTTGAAATGCACCAATTTCTTAGAGAGTTTGGAAATTGGAATAAACTATTCAATCCTGATTACGATAATAGTGATTTACTTTCACAGATTGTGATGTAAATATAACTATTATGCAAATATTACAAAATACACCTATCTCATGTCGCTCTTGTGGACAGATGACCCCTGGTAGGGAGCAACCAGTAAGAAAAACCGATGGCTCTTTAGTTATGGAGTGTAACTGGCGATGTGGTAGATGTGGAACATATCTAAAACATGGTATAACTCGTATAGTCGAACCAGCAAAAACAAAATAATGAAAACTAGTAAAAAAATACTATATGCTTTATTATCCTTTCTTATTATAGGTATAATAAGTGGTGGGTTATCTATAGGTTTCGAACTTTTCTTCGGTTTTGCTTTTTGGAAGACGTTCTTTTTTATCTCTGTTGTTCAATTTGTTGGACCTATGTTGTGGAACAAATATTACGAATCAGCACAATTAATAAATCTTGCAAAAGAATATGCTGCAAAACCATTTAAAAGATATATGATAAATTTGAACTGTGCTCATTGCGGACAAATAAATACCGTTGAAATGGATTTAGCAGAAACAGAATTTAAATGTACCAATTGTAAAAAAGATAATGGTATTCATATTGAATTTATGACGGCGGCAATAACTGTTCCTGTTAGTGAAACGAACTTCCTATGAGCTTATTGAAGCCTGATATAGAATATGATCCGTCTAAAAGAATAGATATGTATATTCCTACGAGGAATACTGCTATCGTCCCCGAGATAGAAAAAACTGCCACTGTTTCTAGCAGGGACGAATTACATTTACATTTACTACAATTCGCCAATAACTTCACAGATGCAGAAATTTTACGTTTTTATAAATTGTCCAGTATGACATTTAAAACTAGTGTAAACGTTTTGGATAGTATTTCATTTTTAGAAAAATTCTCTGTTCTGTATATAGGTGCCCTTCGCAAAGAATTTCCATCCAAAGATTTCTCCGATATCGAAAAATCTTTATTAACTATAAAAGAATCAATTGCAGAAATTCTAAAGCATGATAATGTAGAGAACAAGTTTATCATTCCTATGATGTTAGGGATGATCGAAGGACTATTAAATTATGAAAATTATTAAAAGATTAGGAAAAGAGTATTATAAACCAAATACTAATGAAGTAGATTGGTCTAAAGTAATAGGAAAAAATTGTGTAATAGATTGCTCCACCTGCACTGGAGAATCAGGCGCATACTCAGAGTTATTGATTGAGGATTTTGATCATAACACACAACTATTGAAATATAAGTTTGATGGTGATTCGTTTTGGGTTGAAGAAGGCTTTTACGGAACTTGGGTACTAATGTTCGTCTTCGAGAATGAAGAACCTGTCAAGAAATCCACTCTTTCGGATGAGATGAAGTTGTTACTTGAACACGCAAAAGAGCGAACAGAGGATAATCAACAACGTCCGTTTTATCCCCCACCATGGCCGACAATTCCAAAACCTTATTATAATAAAGGTATTAGATGTTCTAAATGTGGTATAGATTTTGGTAATGGGCCAATCGGATATGTATGTCCTAATCATCCATGCCCTTCTGGGCTAGGCGGAGTTTATTGTTATAACAGTATAGTCAAAGAATACCCCAGCGAATATGATACTGGTTGTGCTACGGGCTCATTATATGCAGATTAATTTAAAATAAATGGAAAATATACAATCCTTCATCCTACCGGATATTAAAAAACCGGAAAAACCTAAAAAAGCGCCAAAAAAGATTATCGATACCAAAGAACGCCTTGTTCGCATTAATCGAGAAGTCCCCTGTGCATATTGTTCAGAAATAAAAATTCTAAATCCAGACCAGTATCAACTATTATTTGATACTTATGGTTCGGATGAAAGAGTATCCGCTGAATACAAATGTAAACCGTGTCAAATGAAAGAGCGATCCAATCCTGTTGAATTTGGAATTGTTCACGGTGAACTTCTTCATAATCTTTCGAAAGATTTAAAAGAGATGTTTGATCCGTTCAATACATCATTCAAAACACAGCAAGACTTCCAAGTTCTCAATAATATTTTAACGGAAAGACTGAAAAAGGAACATATCACTTCCTTCAATATCCTGCTTTCCAGGGACAACCTAGCCAAAGGTGTCCAAATTAAAGATTTCCCATTTGTGGGAGTAGTGAATCTAAAAATATATGAAAACCGAAACGAACGTATCCAAATTATCCGATAAATATAAAATTCTACCCGCTGCCGAAATGTCGCTAGATGAAGCCGCAAAATGGGTAGCACTATGTAATGCATTGAAATTCGTTAATAATATGAGTCAATTAACAGGGAAAAATATTGAAGAAAAAGATATTTCACATGGTGATTTACTGACTTATATTAATAATGTCAGTGGAGACATCAAGACTTGTATAGAGAAAACTGGTGGAATTCCTTATAAGTATTCCCTTCGAGGAAGTACAGAAGAATCGAATAATACAGAAGAACTAACATACGAATTCTTAGCATGAAGCAGGACTAGTTTCTTACAGTATTCGAGAATGGACTGAATAAAATAAAAAACCCGTTAGAAAATTCTAACGGGTTTTTTATTTTATAGATTTGTGTTTTTAGTGATAAATAATTACATGGCACTAGGCAGTATTAAAAACGCAAGAGAAGTTTTCCAACAACATGATTTTTCGAGATCATGGCAGATTCGAATTTTAAACATGAGCAATGTTCCCGATTATGTGTATCGTGAACTTATTGAAAAACCCGCTGGACTTGGGGGCCATGTTTATGCAAAGACCCTCTCTGTTCCTGGAAGAGAAATTCAGAATATCGAAGTGCCTTATCAAGGGTTTCCTATCAACATTCAAGGGATGGCCCGTTACACACCTAACCCGTGGTCTATAACATTCAGAACTCCTGGGGATTATCTTGTGCGTAATGCTCTTGAACGTTGGAGTTTTGCAACTATTAGTGATGAAACATCATGTGGAACAGGTTTCCCATGCGACAACACAACTATAGACCTTGCCATACTTGCTCCTAATTGCGACATTATGCGTGTTTATCGCCTTCATGGTGTCTACCCTCAGAATGTAGGACAAATCACCTACAACATCGAAGGAAACGACCTTACAGAGTTCGAGGTAGCGTTCCAGTATCAATACTGGAGAGTTGCACATGCATATGAAACTGGTGTTCTTGATTCTAATGCAGGAGCACAACAAGAAATTGATAATGTGTTCCAAGCATACGAAGCTAAAATTCTCACTGGAACGGGTGGAAGCTGTCCACCTGTTAATATACCACAACGCTAAATTTAAATAATAAAAAAACCCGCTAAGAAATTAGCGGGTTTTTTTATTTTATTCGTCTACATCCCAATTCAAAGTAGGACCACCAAATCTTCGGTCATCAGGATCAAAGAAGAATTTAGCTTTTCTTTTGACTAATTTTAGATATCGTATCATTGTATAATGATACATCGTAGGATAAAAACTATGTGGACCTTCCCCTTCGTTTTTCTTAGAGTATAATTTCGCAGCATCTATTAAACTCTGTAGAGATTCTTCTATAGTTACACAACCTTTCATACTGATAGATCTGATATTAATTTGTTATACTCCCTTAAACTAAACTTTACCCGTTCACCATTTTCTACAAATTTTATAGTGAAGATGGTTCTTCTTTTATTCGCTTCTAACACTATATTTGGGACAGTATCTACGAATTTCTTAAAATCTAACAAATCCTCCCATTCACTATAATCCCAATAGTCCTCATCAAGCTTTTTACAATGTTTATCGAAATATTCTATAATAATATTCTTAATAGTTTTCTTTAATGTATTTTTCATAACGTTTCTTGACAATAGTTTTTAAATTATATCCCTTCTCGGAAATCTGTGGAATTAAATTATTTCTTAGCCAATTTCTGCGATAACCTTCATCAGTATTAGTTTCATCTTCTACAACGTATTGTTCCAAATCATAATCTTTTACGAATGCACGAAACTCTTCCTTTTCATTCAGAATAAAGGGGCGAATAACAGTAAGATCAAAATCTTTATATTCAGTAACCAACGGAATCGGAAGATATTCAGGAACCCCATTCAAACAATTAAACATATAATTCTCACATGCATCGTCGATATGATGACCTGTGATTACATATCCCAGACCTGCCATTGCTTTATAGCGCAATGCTCTAAGGGTAGATTCGTCTTTAGGATCGGTGTCATCGTAATTACCATTTCTATAAGATTCTTCCCACCTAATATTAAAATCTTTACAAAAGGTAAAAACCGAATTAGACATAATCTCATTTTGTTCACGAAGATTATGATTGAAATGAAAACATTGTAGATTAATCCTGGGGTAATAAATCTTTAGAAAAGCTGCAATAGCAAGACTATCTATGCCACCGCTACATGCAACGGTAACTTTATTGTTGGCTAACTTGAGAATCTGTGGAATGAACCGCATATTCCACACTATAGGACTTTATTTCGACCTGTCAAGTAACTCCTGTAAAGAAGTATAGGTTGTTTTTATTAACCACTTTTTATTCTTCTCGTCCAATTCGGCTACCCAAGGCAATTCAGATAACTTACTCAGTAATACTTTTGCAGCACGATTTATATGATCAGTTTTAATCCTATCATCTGTCGCATTACGCGCTGCTGACAAATGATATTGTGCTATTTTATTATTTTGAAGTTCTCCTGGGAACCACTGCATGAAATATGCATTTACTTCATCATCTGAATTAAAATATCCCTTTCTTGTAGTATTTTGGGTTTGTTTGTACTTTCCTGCATCAGATACTATATCTTCATATGCATGTGCAATTTCATGTCGCAGAATATCTTTAATATATTTAGGAAGACTCTTATTTATAAAATCTTCAAATTTACGCTCTTTATAATAACTCTGTGATTTCTTAGAAGAGTTAACATATATTTCAATTCGTCCATTCGATTCATCTGTTGCAGGAAAATACATTGCAGAAGATTCTTCTTCGACTGCTGGACCGTTATGCTCTGCATCTCTTGCGGCATGGCTTTTTCCTTTATAGAGTTTTATATCTAATTCATATGCATCTGCAATTTTAACAGTGATCTTATCTCCAGAACGAATGGACTTTTTCTTTGCTAGTTTCTCTTGAAGTTGGTTGATAATTTCTTCAGATAGAGTGGCAAGGTCTATAAAATATGCACGTTCTTTGAGTAGATAATATTCTTTGAGATTCATAAAAATACTTATCGGCTATTCAGTAAAAACCAAATAGCCGATAAGTGGGTATGACAACGACCCTACAACAGGCCGAAAATATTAATTAATAATTACATACAATTTTCAAGATGGGAAGCGATCCACCTAAACGAAAGACCTTTATCATTTAAAGCCATAAGCTTTTGCGTAACTTCTGTATCTTTCATAGTAAGAACCTTTGGTAAGAAATTATACTGCTTTCCTTGTGGAGCACCTCTCATCTTAGTAATAGATTGTTTGGGGACTCCTGCAATACGATGGGCTACACCTAGAACATCATAAGCATTTTCCAATGGATCACGCATCACCCCATTAGTTTGTGTATATCGTCCACTACGGAGTGCTCTTACTAGTTTATTGCGGAAACGGCGAGGAAGTTTTTGAGTTAGAATATCTGAGTTTTCAATTTTCATAGGATTAAATATACCCTAAGAAAACTATCGATTCAACTACATTCTTTTAACAATTCTTCCCCTTTTAACATCTGTAGGTGACATTTCTAGAACAACTTCATCACCTACTTCAGGTCTTATTTTATGCTTTGTCATCTTTCCAGACAAATAAGCAAGAACTTCTACATTCACCTTTTTTAGGACAATAAGATAAAAACCGCTAGGAAGAATTTTAGTAACTTCTCCCTTAACCTGAACGCATTCCGTTTTCATACATATTACTTACGTAATTATATGTGGAATTTAAATGTACCGTTGGCAAGATTTACGTTTTCATATAGTTGCATCTCGTCTAACTTGGTAGATTTACGACCGTCTTTATATATTATTGATAGTGGTTCACAACTATCAATTGATACATCTAATTTTATTGGAGTTTTTTTGTCTATACTTTTCTGTATAAATGACATCATCACTAATATGGATGAAAGAAACTCTTCACTTCCTTCTAATTCTAATTTCATCAAATTATATGAGGCGACTCAGGGGATCGCACCCTGCCGTTTAATAAGAATTTTGCAGATTCTCCGTTTCACTAGCCACGCCAGCCGCCATTATATTCCGTGTTTATCGGGTACACGGAAAAAGAAACCATAGCAAAATCATAAGAGTTTGCGTATCTTTTAGAAGTTTTTAATTTCTAAAATTGGTACGGGGTAAGTGAATCGAACACTTTCTTCTGGAATGTAAAACCAGTTCGCTACCGTTACAACAACCCCGCATTTATTACTTATAAAAGTTTGGTACCTATACAGAGATTCGAACTCTGAACAAAATATTTTTGAGATATTCTCCTCTACCAATTGGGATATAGGCGTATAAAATACTTATTCGAAGGATTTCACGAACGTTCTGAATTTAAATGCCTACCAAGGCTAGGGAATCGAACCACATCTAAATTTATCTCTCTTCTTTCGGTGGTTATAACACACCTAGCCTTGCGGCGATTTGGTACCATTGGTGGGAGTCGAACCCACAGATAACATGTTTCTAAGACATGTGTGTTTACCAATTACACCACAACGGCATTTTAAATTATCTGGCGGAACCGATGGGTGCTGCCCCCACTAACTCAATCTTGACAGGATTGCGACTCTGCTGTTTGTCTTCGGCTCCATAAAACACCTTAAAAATTGCGCATTGTTAAGAGGCGTTCAAGGTTTGTAAACTACTTATATCTTACACTACATTTTCGTCTTTGTCAATACGAAAGATGAAATAATTTGATCAACTCACTAACATATCCCATAGACCTTTATAATAAAATCCATATGCTACCATTATCTGGCGAAATCTCAATGTTGTGACTTCTCTTTTAATACCTTCTTTATCTGTGATAGTATGTAATGTATCATCGTTTATAAAATTTAGGTCTAGTGCTTCTTTAACTAGTGCTAACATCTGTGCGAATATTGCACGGTCTGAATCTCGAAGATTTAATCTGAAATTTTCAGGTTCTACTAAGAATCCTTCTTCTATTTTACTTTCTACAAACATCACTAATTCAGCTCTTGCATTATTAGCCAATTCTTCAGAAGAGAGTTCGATTACAGAATAATCATTGGTAGATGCATTGTATATTAATTTATGAATGCTCGCATCGTAAGTCGGAGGATCTGGGGGTTCGGCAACAATAGTCCAACCTTTTCGAATTAAATTATCTATTATAGGAATAGAAGATTCGTACCTATGTTCATTATTAAGTTTTAAGTGCGTCATTATATTATTTATCAACTATCAGGGAAAGCGGAGATGGGAAGGGAAGCTGCCCTTGCGGTCCCCTTCGTCATTCGAAATTCATCTATTCGACCATTAGTAGGAGCAGCTCCATTTCCTGCTATACCTACTAAAAGGGCTAATGCAGAGCTTCCAAATGTTCTCGTAGTTTGGCCTGTGGCCTGTGCATATTGTACACCATCTCTGAATATAGTCCATGTTCCTCCTGAACGAATTAACTGTATAAAATACCATTGTGATGTTGTAAATGGTGTGGAACCAGAGTTTATACAAAAACTACCTTGACAATACACAAACACATTACCCGAACTTGGAGTTATGGCGATGACACTTGTATTTGCCGCCGCATAATCCATTATATATTGTGTTCCAGTTCCGGTGAAGTTAACCCAGAATTCGATAGAAAAATCGCCAACACCAAAATCGTATGCAGTATTGGCAGAAGATGATAGGTAATCACCATTTCCATCAAGTAATAAACACGCCGTTCCGTACTTAGGATTAGTTGTGCTTAGTTGTGCATTACCGAATGCGGTAAATGTTCTCGCCCCTGGCCCAGAGTCTACAATAGTAGTTGAACCATTGGTTCCATTTAAATGTAAAAGAACCGAAACATTAGCAAAAAAAGGATCAGTGGTACTTTCTACGACACCTTCAACGGGTCTAAATGCTTTTCTTCTATGAGTCAATAACATATAGTTATTTACCCATAATAATTCAGTCCTTTATAGGAAATTCAAACATAGAAAGATGAAATAATTCATCATCTCCGAAACCTTCTAGCCATACTGCACACCAAGAAGAATATGCTTCGCATCTACTAACTGTATAAATTTCTCCCATTCGTAGCTTTTCTTTCGCATTTGCAATAACATTAGTATAATGCGGAAAGAATCGCCCTTCAGCCGTAAGGAATTTTACCTTATCACCGGTTTTAGGCCAACGGGGATCATCTTTCGGTGGTGCCCGAAAAAATTCATATAACTCTTCCGAAGTCGCAGTCTCAAAGTTGAGAGAGTTGATAGATTTTCGAGTAGGTACAGGTTTTATCCAATGTTCCTGAGATTCTACTAATATTGCCGTTGGTGATTTGCGTCTATCCAAATTTTTCTGGGTTCCTGATTTTTCTTTACCCTTACGAACCCATGCAATATCATAAGTGCTAGCCTGTGTCATCGCCGCATCACGGGAATCATCGTCCTCAAATCCGCCCATCAACTTTGCAGATGGCACTGTATTTCTAGGAGAAGTGAACATATGATACACTGTTATATCAGTAACACCTTTCTCTTCTAGATATTTCTGTGCCATTGCATCTACGCCATTCGCATCACCAATAAGAAATTTATGGTTTTCTACAATAGCTTTATCTAAGAGAGGAATGTAATGTGTATCAAATTCTTCTTGTGAAATTCTGATATGTCCTGAAACGAATGCGGTTTTTCTCATCCATTCACCTTGACATCCAATATTGGTTTCCGTATTTAACTCTTTCATTTAAATATATCTATATTCTCGTAAATGTTTCCTATAACTTTGTAACCATAACTACTATAAACAATGGGCAATTCTTCGTATAATTTTACACCATTAAAAGTTTGCTGAATAGGAGTATAATCGATTTCAGGATTGTCTATTTTTCTGAACAATGCCCATTGTAATTGTTCATAAACACTCATTGCAACTACGGCAGGCGAGCAATACTCTTCATAACATACAGTATTCTCGACTATGTCTCCTTCATAGATTTCCTTACCAGTAGAATCTTTTATACCGATATATTGATGAAATTCAAATCGTTCATTATCTTCAAATAGAGATTCATAAAAATTGAATGCGATTCTCTTTATATCCATCCCCACACCCTCGTTCCAAAAATGGGAAAATTGTTTATCCCATACTCTAAATTTTAACTCTCTCATAATGCTGTTATCTTTAAAATATCTTTTATCAAAGTCTCCAACTTATCTATTTCTCTGATATATTCACCACATCCATGATAATCGGTTTGTTCACATTCCCAACATTCATGGGCAGGTTTTACTATATTATTCGTCACGGGACAATCGTTGTCACCATATTTACAGCCACAAACCTTACAACAATGTGTTCTATGAACTTCGAAATTGTTTATCATCAGAGGGATGTTTATAATCGGGTTTTAAATAATCAGGATTCAATCTGCGGATTTCGTATAATACAGCATGAACTATTTCCATCTTAAACTGTGAAACGTCATTTATAAGATAGACTGAAAGAAATATAGAAATTGGTTCAGAATTTATAGTCATTTCGATTCTCGGAGCAAAATCGAATGGTCCGATTCTTCGGACATATCCGACTTTACCTACTACATGCTCTTGGATATTTTGTATAATATCTTCTATAGTTTTATAAGACTGTTCCTTCGGTATCATTTATGGTACAGACGAAGGGACTTGAACCCCCATATATCCATTACGGTTTTAACTCGTTAGAAGCGAGAGCCGATACGCCTGCATTTCACTGGTGCCTCCCTTGGGACTCGAACCCAAAATGCGAAATTCGTAGTTTCGCGTGATATCCATTTCACTAAAGAGACCTTTTAAATGGCGGAAAGTTAGAGATTCGAACTCTGGACACCTTTTTGAAGTGTATTTGTTTTCCAAACAAACTACTTAGCCAACTAGTTTACCTTCCTTTTAAAATTTGGTGCGTTAGGTAGAATTCGAATCTACTAAGGTTCTTATGTTTCTGGGTTACAGCCAGACGCGACACACTCCAACTTCGCCGCTAACGCATTTTAATTACTTACAACACTATATCACGTTTTCCAAAGACTGCAACCATATTTCTTAAAGAAATTTCATCTTTTATCTCTTTTATGCCATCTGAAATACTTTTATTATGAGCAAAATCCTCCTTTGTTTTTGGAAAATCAATAGTCGAATAGAAAGCAGCTTGTTCTCTAGAATGTAATAATGATTCTAATTGTTTTGTATTCAAATTCTTGATATTATTTAGACCTACTGGATTCATATTATTGTATAAATATTGTTATGACTTTCAACGAACTATATTCTTTATATATCACAGAATCAAGACCATTCATAGGTGAATATGAATTGAATATAGATAATTTACGCAATCTTCTGGATAGAAATGGTTGGATAAAAATAAAAGATAGATCTATGGGGAAAAATGTTAATTTTGCGCAAGAGTATATCAAACCTATTATCGATTTTTTAAAAGAAAATGGAGAAGATGTCGATTTTAATTTAAATAGACATTCTTTGATGGGAACCGAATGGGAATATGTCATAAGAAGAAATATTCAGAAAGAACCGATTCCTGAATTAGAACCTTGGGAGTTGACCAAGAAACGATTAGAAAAACAAAGAGTTCAGAGAGGGTTTGCACACCCAGGTAAATCAGCTAGTATCATGAACAAAAAGGTAGAAAGACAAAAATCATATGGATATCCTACCGACAACACCTTTGGATATGGTCTAAAAGATTCAACTGGTCGTCCCAAACATTTGGGAAAATAAATTTGGTGCTTCTGGATGGAATCGAACCATCTTATAAGGTTTATCGGACCTTCGCTTTAGCCATTAAGCCACAGAAGCAATTAATATTCTCTCTTAATTATTTTAAACTTTGTAAGATATGCAAGAATACATCTTAACATATGATATAAACAAAGTCCAATAGTTTCTTTAACCTTCTTCATTACCAATTTTTAAAAATTTTATAAAATACACATATAATTAAAAAAGCAAATAATATATTTAGTTCCATATTTATCTTTCAATTTTTTAATCATTATAATACCAGTTCTTGAATTTAGTTATATATTTAGAACAGTGTTTACCCACTCTTGTCGAGAACTTCTCTATAAGGCAAATATATATTGCACAAAGTATAATTGTAATTGCAGTTATGGGAATGAAACTCATACAGATCGGCGGAGGAGGTACGCCTTCTTCGATTTTCGGCCAGCTTTTTCCCACGAACAATGATATAATCGTAAGAAGAATATATGATATAAGAATTATTAAAAATGTTGTCATATTTTGTTTGGAGGAAGATTGCGATCCCGACTCGCATACCTTTTCAGGTACATATTGTTTAGCAAACAATTCTAGTGCCCCGACTAGTTAATCTTCCAATTTTTAATCTGTTATCAATGTTATCAAAAACCCTAATAAAATAAAGGGGATTGCTAATAGAAAAGCTGTTGCGACCGTTGTCTTCAACAGCCCTCCTATAATAATTCCGAATATAGCATATCTCCAGGCATCAGTCAATAAATATTGTATCATTTCTTTTTAATTATAACCATTCCCGAATCTTTCAGCCCCCACACTCGTAATACTCTATCAGATATAAATGCAGGAGGACGTTCCGCAATTATTATTCTTTCTCTTAAAGGTTTCATTATCCTATCCATTCTATAAATGTTGAAGAATTAGCTATAGTATTCATATGCTTTAAAGAAGTCTCTCTGTCATCTAAATTGATTGGATACTTCTCAACTATTACAGATTCGTCTATAGGATCATCTTCACTATGTATTTTAAATCCTAGAAAATCTTCTATATCTTCCAATGCTATATAAGAAAATATAGGATCATCACCTTCTACTCTTTTCCTTTTATAAAAAATAAGTGCCACACCTTCTTTATAATAATTTTTGTTCTTATCAAAGAACTCTTCTGTATTATTCATATGGAGGTCAATTTACCACACATAGACTTATAATGCAACTTATATGTCAGAGTTTATTAAACGATTCGAATAAGTATCTTATATGAATATCCAAATATCCCAAAACGACATAAAACTCTATAAAAATAACATACCATGTAAATGTGAATACTGTTCGGAGATATTTCATATATCAAATTCCGACGCATATCGATCATTTAAAGGAACTATAAATCGATTATTCTGTTCGAGAAAATGCCAAGGTGCGTACAAAACATTAATCAACACCAAAGCATGTGTATGTGCAAACTGTAATATAGAGATTAGAAAGAGGAATTCTGCATCCAAAACCATTAATAATTTCTGTTCACAGTCTTGTGCGGCCATTTTTAATAATAAAAATCGAACACCTGTAAAATATTGCAAAAATTGTCCCAACATATTACATTCAAATAGCATCCAATATTGTTCATTACAATGTCAACACGAATATAGATATACAAGAGATATTGAAATGTGGAAAAATGGAGATATTACAGGGATTGGATGTGAAAAATATTTAACCATAAAACCCTCTATAAGAAGATATCTTCTTGAATGTGCGGATAATAAATGCTCGAAATGCGGTTGGGGTACCGTTCATCCTTCGACAGGTAGAATTCCTCTTCAAATAAATCATATTGACGGAAATGCGGCAAATAGCAGTCCGAATAATTTAGAAGTGGTGTGCCCTAACTGCCATTCTCTTACATCTAACTTTGGCTCATTAAATAAAAATAGTGCTAGAAAATATAGATATAATACCGACCAGTCTAACTAATTGTATGGTGGAGCTATAGGGATTTGAACCCTACTGATATTTTCATTGCAAGTGAAACGACCACGCCAAGCAGTCCCTAGCCCCTTTTATTTTTACTTACTTATATTCCCCAATCATCTCTTATAGAAAAAACTAAACCATTTGCCAAAAGATCTTTGCCTTCTTTTCTAAGCTCTGCAACCTCTTTCCATCGAATATCTTCATAATATCCAGAAGATTGTGCTTTTTCATGTTTTTCAAAAATATCATCAGGGTCTTTCATTCCATCTTTCTCTTTCTAAATAATGTCTTTTTGATAAATGTGTAAACTTTCCGTAACAGCTTCTACCAAAATCTTTCTTAAGATCATTTGTTTGTTTGACTTTTACTGGTGTTCCTGCCATCAGTGCTCTTAATGTTGCATCAGGAACAGGGTCTTCCCAACCTAATCTTTTCGCAAGATTATAGGCTTTCCTTTTGTGAAAATCTTTTTGCTTTTTCATTATAAGCTTCTACTAACAGATCATACAACAACATGTTCGGTAATGCAAGCTTTTTTCCAAACTCTATCCACTTATATTCCAACACATCCTCTAAAAATTTACAAACCGCACCACTTCTAGACACTCCTGCCGCACAATTTACTATAATGTTCTTATCTTTATTATCAAGTATAAACCTTACAATTTTATGTGCAATTTTTCGTGTAGGTGGGAATAACCCATTTGCTTTATCATCTTCATGAACCTCTTTCAAATCGTGAAAACATATTTTAAGTTTTGCACATTTATCAAGTGTTTCATTTTGAATATGTTGAAAACTTTTTTCCGGTTCCCCTATAGAAATCCATGCAACTTCGGTTTTAAAACTTTTCCAATCTAATTTAGATTCCTTTACGGCAATCCTAGGCAGATTTAGAGTTTTTTTCATATTTTATTTTTAATGGCGGTTCCTAATCGCATCGAACAATTAACCTTTCAGTCACCGTGCTTTTCAAGAGCACTTGAGGAGCCAACCTCGGTAGGAACCATATCTTCTATTTACACTCTTCTTTTTTCTTCTGAAAATATTCAACTATATTATTTTCCAACTGTCGTTGTTCTTCTTGTTCTACAATATCCTGTGCATTAAGAAAAGTAGCAAAAGAATTTGGTGGAAGATTAAAATATTCTGATAATGTTTTCATTTTTTCTCCATAATTTTTGGTGGACTATATGAGATTCGAACTCACTCGGGGTTGCGCACTCCCTTTCCGATTGCATCATCAGAATCCCCTCTGATTAATAACCTCGATGTTAATTAGCTAGCCCATTTATTACTTTTTCTTTAAATCGTTCACAAGAACATTCCATTGCCGAGTTAATTCAAATGAACTACATAAACCATGTGATCTATGCTGTTCTGCGAGTTTACTGCTCATATTATTTCCAATCTTTATAAGAGTATTAATTTTTTCTAAATATTCGGAGAAATCTTTAATCGATAATTCTGTTTTCATTTTCTATCTTTTTTGCAACACATTTACCTTTATTATCAAATACAGAAACTTTAAATCCATGTGCAATCGCATATTCCCATGCTTGCAGTAGATATTCTCGATACTCCACGCTCATTTCTATGAGTTCATCTCGGTGCCTATCTCTAAGGGTATCGGTATTTATGTCTTTAAAATATTTCATAATTGTTTATACCAGACACTTAATTTCCAATCAATAGGACTATCGTTAATAGTCTCGATAATTTTCAAATATTTTTGATTACCCATTGCGACACCACGCTTAACTGGATATTCATAGACATTGACTTCTACAACATCCATTCGCCACTGTAAACCGTTGTATTGTTTTACAACATAAATTCCAGTATTACGTATATGTCCTATACAATAATTGTCCGTATCCTCGATTTTCATTCTTCAAATTACTCTAGATTGTGCTATTGTCAAGAACTGTCTCACTTTTTGTAGGTCAAATTTATCTTCTGTCCTCAACCAAGTCTCTGCATCAATCCAAATCGGAACCTCGATAATCTCGTCCAATTTTTGCAACTGACTCTCTAGGTTCTCAACTGATAAACCTCCTGCATAACCCGTGTAAACACCATCCAAAGGCAAATCCCATTCAGAAGGTAGAACCCCCGCACCATGAGATAGATCATAAAGAGCAGAAATGTTACTAATACCCATAAGATCAAGTTCATGAATATAGTTATTCACTTTATCATACTGTGCAATAAATTGGATATTCTGGTTATATCCGATGTTTTGTATCAAAACATCTAAATCAACTTTATGTTTCTCACCATGAGTATTAATTTGAATACGATCAAACCATTCAGGTTCAAGGTACTCTACAAATGTTAGGCCATGTAACCAATTCTTCTGTAAGATTTCATTTACATATTCTCCACATAAATGTCCAGATAATTTTAAACTTGCTCCTCCTTCAGTAAGGCGACATTTTTCGAGCTTATATAGCCAATCTCTAGATGGAAACCTATTCGATTTTCCTGCCTGTCTTTTAGACAGAAGAATGCCCCATTCAACAAATGGAAACTCTTTTTGAATTTCCGCCATTTCCTCAATAGAAGTATCATCAGATGCTCCTGTTACTGTTACAGTTTTTAAATATTTTTTCATTGTTTAAATTCTTCCAAAGAAAATATCAATATTATCGGGATATTTTCTCCATTGTGTTGTTCTCACTGTTCGTTTTGTTTTACACCATTTACACTCTTCATAATCGTCATGACATTTACTGGTTTGTTTAATTAACTTAATTGGTGAATAACACCTTTCACAAACCCATGCAGGCCATCTCTTTAAGATTTGAGTATCGTGTAAAACATCTCTCATTAAATTTGGTTCCCTTGGACGGTAATGCTCCGTCTTAGATAGCGTCACAAGCTATGAAATTACTTTTATTATACGAAGGGATTTTTAAATTTGGTAGGCTCTACAAGATTCGAACTTGTACTTTGAAATCCAAAATTTCAAGTGCTAGACCATTACACCAAGAGCCTATTTAATGCATGTCCCAAACGAATTGAACGCTTGATTACAAGGTTGGAACTTGTCGTGTTACCTCTACACTAGGGACATATTTAAATCACTTTACACCATCTACTTATCGTTGTCAAACTCTTTTAACAAGATATTTCTCATATACTCAATTATCTTATGCCGATTTTCTTTAAACTTTTTAAGAGTTTGCTCCGCCTGTTCTTTTGTTACAGAGTGATCTATATCAGACGGAAAATATGGAACAGCCCTTATTATCTTATTTTTCATCTAATATAACTTGTCCAAGTTTTCGGATTTCATCTTTTAAATTATTGCCGGTTGTTGTCGCCTCTATGAGGGCATTTGGTCCAGCTTCTACATCAATATCATATATAATAATATTTCCTTCGGCGCGAACACTCTCACTGTCGAAAATTTTAAAACATATCTCCGTATGAAAAGGATGTTTTATTTTAGATGATATTTCTGTTTTCACTATTTTGGAGGTCAATTACGGACTTGCGCCGTACTATTCGGAGTACAAAACCGAAACATCGCTATCTATGCTTATTGACCATTTTCAACTTGATGGATACTATGTCTAGTTTCCCTCTCTGCTACATCTTTATTTACATTACCAATATACCAAATTCCATTTTTTCTCTTATTCCATAATCTTTTTTCATTAATAATACGCTCAAATATTCCATCATCGGAATCACTGATAACAGGATTTATTGCATTCCATGCATATTTCCCATATGCAATAAACAATGTAATTGTTTCTCCATGTAACTTATCTATTCTATGATATGTCTTATTACTTCTTAATATAAGATCTCCCGCTGTATATCTCCTCTGTGATAAAACATCATTGTCTAATATCATTTCGGTGTATCCACCTCTCAAAATTATACTAATATAATGAAAAGGATGATTATGAAATAAACTAGTCTTGTCTTCACTTGTTATCTTATGTATACGAATATGTAATTTTCCAATTTTTAATATCGTAAAACGATGTAAAAAATCTTTAATATTACTATAAGGTTTGAATAACTTCATACAATATTATTATTAATATTTGGTGCGGTATGTCGGAATCGAACCGACTAAATCCTTCGCATTGGAAGTGCGACGTGCGACCATTTACACCTATACCGCAATATAATTATCAAAGATAGGATTTTAAACCTATATAGCCCGAGGGCATCTTCCATTAGATCACTCTGATATATCTACTTACTCAAACTTTCCTCCATCTACAAACTGTTGCCACTCTTCTCTCATAAATTTCATAGAATATGAATTTTTCGGTTTTTCTGGCTTCTTCAAAAGTTTCAGACCACATTCCTTTGGAGTTCTATCGCCCTTCCAGATATTTAGAGCCTTCTGACATGTTGCAAGGTTTTCCCAAGTGTTTTGCCCACCTCTAGAAACTGGAAGAATATGATCAATGGAAATGTTATCCCTTGTGAGCTTTTCACCAGTATATAAACAAGTCCAATTATCGCGATCCCAAATATTACTCTTAGTAGGAAATACCGCCTTCTTGTTGACAATCTTATTAAATTTAGAACACACCACGATACTTGGCATACGGATACTTCCTTTAGAAGTTTTCACGTATTCATCATAATCTCTAAGCGGTAACTGTTTCCAAGATTCAAAATCTTTAACAACTTCCATACTTACGATTTTTTTACGATCTACATTTCCCGCCTCATCAACATCGTACCAAACATCTAAAGGATGAACCGCACCAGAAAAGATATTAGTCATAGTATCTTTCCAAGATTCTGTTCCGATAGGATAAAATCCCCTATTTAATTTTAATACTTCTTGTTTCATTCAATATTCTACAACACTCCTTTCTTTTTGTCAATCATCTTCTGTAATTTAACATCCCCGCCTATCAGTTTCCATCCCTGATTTGGTTATTTTTTGCGTCTGATAAAACGCTTTCCTCCTTCCAGACTAGCGAGTATCAATTCGCACGGCTTTCTTCATCTGGTTTATTTGACGGGATTTTTAGACTTGCGTCCTAGTTAAACAAATTACGAACACATACATGTTCCATAGTCACAACAACAATTCGATGACCACACCTCGCAAAGGGAACACCAAGACATCTGACCGCCACACATATAACACGTTTCTGGGTAATTATATTTTCTATCGGCTTCCCGAGCTTTTATTCGTGCAGCATCTTTCCGACGTTTATTCTCACGTCTTCCTACGATGGGATTTTTCAAATAAAATCTGGTTAATGTTCTGTTCATAATAAATTGATGGACACGATGAGACTCGAACTCACAGTTGGAAACGCACTACCATTATGCTACATGCCCATATAACCATACTACCGAAACTGAAAAGGTCAACAACATTAATCTTTAATCGGTTTCAATTCTAATCCATACAGCACTTCATCAAGTACAAGAAAATCAACATGTGCAGCAAATGCAAAATTTAATAATTGCATTCTAATATCTGCCAATTCTTCGGGAGTATAACCCCAAGTGGCTTGTAAATCATTTAAAATTTTATCAAGTGTAGGTGTTTTCATTTCCAAACTTTTTTATATGTTGTAACTTTCATTTCAATACTAGGCGAATCGCTTTCATAAAAACAACCACCATAATCAATTTCTGCTGATACTACGACTTGAATATCATCATTTTCAAAAACTGTATGACCCCAACGATCAACTTGTACTTCACTTAAAAGTTCTAAATGTAGTTTAGGTGGAATTCTCGCTGCCTTTTTCTTTGCCATATTATTCGTATCTAGTCGATTTAAATCCACAAGAAGGGCAATGAACATTATATTGTCCTGGACATGATAGTAACATCATACCGGGACATGTGAACACCATTTCAACCTCTCTATTTTCGGGCGGAAGAATACATTTAGGACAAGCAACTCTTGCTCCATTCCTAGAACTAAGCCTTCCGAAATGTTTATTATATTCATCAAGCGTTAACATGTTCTGAATTCCAATTCGTTATATAATTCCCATTATATTCTATTCCTATAAAATCCTCTGAAACGAATCTGCCCCACGGTCCAGACGGTCCTGAATTTTTCCATTCAATGTTTATAAACTTTTGAATTATATGAAAATATAACACATTCTCGAAAATTATGTCTTTTTCGGACGGACTTTCACTTTGTAGATATAATATTCCTCCGTCGAATTTTCCACTGGTTATTTTAGGACAAACAAACATATTATTGTAATTTCTGTCCTACTAATGTAGAAATTGTCTTATTATCAGTTGCACCGTTTGCGAGTTCCACGACACGTTTAATAACTTTACCCATGTCGCGTTTAGATGTAGCACCAAGCTCTGCAATTGCAGAATCAACCATATCACTCACCTGATCATTTGTAAGAGCCGCAGGAAGGTATTCCTTGAGAATTGCCATCTCATTATACTCTCTGATAGCAAGGTCTGCCCTATTTGCCTTATCATAGGCATCAAAGGAATCCTCCCGTTGTGCAACCTGTTTACGCACAATTCCTAGAGCCTCTACATCGTCCAAAGGATTGTTCACGTTCCCCTTAATAATAGCAGCATTCGTGAATGCATTCTTAAGTTGGCGTAATACTGCAAGTCTTCCTGAATCGGAATTCTTCATTGCAATTTTAATATCTTCGTTAATTTTTTCTTGTAGTTTCATCTTTTATTGTATTTAAAATTTTTTTAAATCGTTGTTGTTGTTTTTCCCAATGAAGGTTTTCTAATTTTCGGAATTCAATACCATCTTCTATCTCTTTTATCTGAATTGTTGTTTGCTTTATATATTTTTCGAGAGCCTGTTCAGGAGTATAGCTTATAATCTGTATAGGAATGTCGTTCCCATCATCTAACAATGCCCACACATATTCTATTCCTTTTGAATATATTTCTTTTCTTATTCCAATTACAGTTTTCTCTAGTAATTTATGACACTGAGTATCTTCGCCATAATCAGCCGTGACATATTGATAACACTGAAATGGAATTTGTTTGTCGATCATAGGGTATTATATATTCACCATTCTTCAAATACGGCATCCCAATCCACCGATTCAACTTCTTCATCTGTGAAGAAAAGACTCGGCGTTATCGCGGGTTCATGTTTAGATTCTATCTTTGTTGTTTCTTCTTCCATTTTGGTGCCTCTGGTGGGACTCGAACCCACATAGGAATTTATTCCACAGATTAAGACTCTGTTGGTCGGCCAATTGACCCACAAAGGCATATTAACCCTTATTTCGAAGAAAGGAAAGAATTCGCTTTCCTGCCTCTTTTCCAAGAATTTTTAAATTTTTCCGAAGAACTTCAGAAAACGGATTTTGTTTTTTATTTTCTATAATTTTCATTTTACCACTTTAACTTCGTGCTCAACGCCATCAGCATTAAAATATGTAATTGTATAACGATCAAACGATGCTTGACAACAACTTTCAGGTTCATAAGGCCAACCAAAACATAGAGCATTCAAATCATGGTCATTATCGGAAAAATCCTCACCACAAAAGACGTTCCACTCTGGAACAACTCTTTGATAATTATCGCGATCACCGCCACCACGACCATAAGGATAAGCCTTTTCACAATCATCTAGAAATGTAATAAATCTTTCGATATGTTTATTATCTGGTGATACATATAGTGTTTCATATAACCAGCCATCTGCATCACCGATCATAAACCTTAGATAGAATTTATAAACATTGTTATATTTTGGCTTTTGAATTACTTTTCCGTGTTCTAGTTTCATAAGTTTTTGAAAGAACCGTCAAGGAATTTCTCAAATTCTCTTAACTTCCAAATCATATTCAATGCATATTTCATTTTAAGTTCTTCAACGGAATACACACCACCATTTAAGCCATTATCAGTTTTTACTAAACGATATTGATTTGTATAATTACAATACACGCTCCACGGTATTCTTATAATTTTAACAGAGGGATCATCGAAATTATAAGAAATACTTGGGTATGCATTATAGATATAATAAGGCTCTATGCCAACTTTCACATCACATTCTTGATGTGAAAGCATATCATCTTTAGTGGCATGTGCAGCAAAATATGCCAATAGCATCTTTTCGTTCATATATTAAAACTTTTTTAATTTCCTCCGAGGATTTTTACTTTTACAGACGGAACACTTTCCGTATTGACCAATATGATTCAAATCACATCTACACCAAAATAATTCTTTCTTTGCAGTTAGACTTTTCTCTCTATTGGTTTTTAGATATTCTTCCATAAGAAAAAACGCAAAGAGACGGGGACTCGAACCCCTCCTTATAACCCCCTTTCGGGCCAATTATAAAGAAATCCGCATACATCTCTTCATTTAAATGGTCAAAATGGTGGGTAACGCTCCCACATCTACTGAATCCCAAATCCAGTGCAATTACTTGTCTGCCACATTCTGATTAAAAACTTTTCAATTACAGGATTTGCACCTGTTCCTACACATGTATATCTAATACTCTAAGACGGAATTGCACCGTTCTCACCCCTAGACGGGGGTTATGCTACTCTTACACTAAATTGAAAACTGGTCCCTCCGTTTGGTAACTCTCCAAATTCACATGGTTAAAAGCCATATGCTTCAATTTAAAGCTTCGGAGGGATTTTAAAATATTTGGTAACGCCTACGGGAGTCGAACCCGCATGATCTATCTTGAAAGGATAGTGTTCTACCGTTAAACTAAAGCGTCATTTGAAAAATTTGTCAAGTTACTATATATTGACCACCCTTTTATAGAACACCAATCTATCCATTCCCATTGTAATAATAGCGCGCACTCTTATTACGAGTTTGTGACTTTCGGAGTTGTTTATAAGCTTCCCCTAGATTCGTAAGGTATTTTTAACTGGTATCCCCTGTTGGAATTGAACCAACGTTTATAGTCTGAGAAACTATTGTCCTAACCACTAGACGAAGGGGACATTTTTTACTACTCACTAAGCTACACCATCATTTTCTTTTGTCAAGACCTTTTGTAAACTTTTCAGCATCTTAAAGTCATCACTTTCTTTCTCCATTTCTTCTGCTATACATTCCAGAAAAACACTCATTAATTCATCTTCAAACTCTTCTGCTTCTTGTGGATTGAGCGTTTTTAAATGTTTTTCAATTATTGGGTGCATTCTTAACTTTACATCAGGTTTCAGAAGAGTCAAAGGGTTTCTCATCTTTTTCTACCTAAACAATAAAATGTTAACAATTCCTTCGCTTCTTCTGAAATATGTCGTCTATCTGCATTCCTCACCACTCTTTTTATATTACCCAAACGAATGGCTAAATCTTCATAAAGCTCTTTATAATCTTGTTCTTGCATTCGCTAACCTAGACTATCTTTATCTGATGTCAAGAAGGTTTGAAGACTTTTTAACAATCCCAAACTCATTTGAAAACTTTCTAATATTTTACCATTTTTATACAAAGTACATCTATATCTTTCATTCCATAAAAGCTCAAATCCTTTAGATTCTGCTTCTTGTTTGGCATTTGACCATACTTCTAATAAATCAGGTGTTATCATTTTTTATAATTGGCTCCTACCCGTGGTTACGATCCACGCTTATCGAGATTAACAGTCTCGCGCTTAACACCAAGCCAGCCCGATAGGATTTTTATTTTTTTGTTCGAATATGTTGATATATAATCGAACGCTAATAAGTATTGTTATGAAAGAACAAATACTCAAATTACGCTCAGAAGGACTCACATATAAAGAAATTTGTGATATTTTAAATTGTAGCAAATCTACTGTATCATACTATTGCAATGATGTCTATCGAAAAAATGCTATCGAAAGAATTAAGATGAATAAGGAAAAGAATCCTTTAATAAAAAAGACAGAAAGCTTCAAAAAAGAAAAACGCCGTCTTAGAGTCAAATGTGAACACTTTCAATTACGAGACAACACATATAAAGGAAAACGATTACCGTTTGATTCAGAAAAATTAAAATTTAACTGGAGAGACGTTATGGCTCTCTTAGAGGAAAATCCTCGTTGTTATTTGACGGGTGATATTTTGGATTTAGAAAACTTGAATACAATTTCTCTTGACCATAAAGTGCCAGTATCTAGGGGCGGAGATAATACTATCAACAATATGGGATTATGTACTAAAGATGCAAACCAATCAAAAGCGGCACTTACTGTAGACGAATACATCGAACTATGTAAAAAGGTACTAACAAACTTCGGATACACTATTATCTCGCCGCTTCCCAATTAGCGTACAACACTTTGTTTTAGTGGTTAGCTACCGGGATTGATCGGCTCATTTATACTTTCCAAAATTCTTAAATTATCTGGCCGCTGTTACTGGTAACGATCCAGTCTTCGAAACTTTTCAGGCTTCGCGTTATCCATCCAACTTCAACAGCGTGGTGCAGTGTTTTTACATAGAGATTATTCGGATTCCCGAAACTGCGATCTATGAGAACTTGATTAAGTTTGGTAACTCTATACGTGGTCCTTAGTCACGCTTAAATCTTGCCACCACACTTTTAATTGTCGTCCTCGATCTATGCTTGTATCGCTCGCTATGTTTATCTTTTTTCGGAAAACGTTGAAAACCCTGTTAGAACACTCTAACGGGTTTCCCTCAATTAGAGTTATGAAATCTTTGTATTTCGTTCCCATTTGGGACTAAACGAAACACTCCCTGCCGTTTTCGGCTCGGAGCTAATATTAAATTGTTTCGTATGAGATTTCATATCTGTTATTTTACTTACTCTATTTTAACACATTTTGTTTTGATTGCAAGAAGATTCTTCATATGTTTTAAAAAGTCCTTCAAACATATCTTCTAATATTACAATTTCAGCCTCGATCTTCGACTTTTCCAAAGTTGATCCACCACAAGAAAATCGTTCATCTTCATTTCCATATGAATTATAGAACGTTGCATTGAAAAATCGACGTTCTTCGTCTTCATTGTTCGTGATTCGGAAATATCCCATCTTTCCTATTCTAAGGTATGAACATTTACCATCAAGTTCGTTCTTCCAATTAAATTTAAATTGATTTGTCATTTTATATATTTCTTAGTTTTCCGGTCATATCCGATATTTTTAAAGAAACTCCATAACATACAGTAAGAATTACTTATTTCAATAAATATAATCATGCAACACAAAGAAGAATACGTCTATAATGCACATAAAGGCTGGCAGTTAGTTCAAGAACAGGGTTATATATCCCAATCTAAAATTGGGCATATAAATTCGCCAGTAGAAAAAACTAAAAATAAATTGAATTACTCTCCAGATTTTGGCGAAAAGGTAAAAATACAAAAGGATAGTGGACCAAAAATAAAAAAAGATTATACACCTTTATCAAAGGAAACTTCTAATGATGCAGTGTATGTCGCCTATAACTCTTTGAAGAATTTTAGAGATGAAATTGGTAATAATCCTATCAACAGGGATTTATCAACAATTATGAGAGTAACTGGAATGATAAACACTTTTATAAGGGAAAATTTTAATAACAAATACCAGGGTAAAAATCCTTCTACTATACCTGCCGCATTATCCAATCTATACAATTCATTTCGTGAATTGACTGTTATTTTATCTGAAAAAGGGGATAGTGGACAATCAGGTTCTCTGTTTCGAAGTATAGCTGCACTTATGAACAATCATATTCAAAATACAAAGGCTATTCGTCACAGTATTAAATAATTGGTGCCTCGTCGGAGTTTCGAACTCCGTTTAAAATCCTTATGAAAGATTCTCGATGCCAAACCGACCAAGAGGCAATAATGGTTCCAGTCTGGGGATTTGCGCCGCCACTCTCAAACTTATGAGGCTTGAATGGTCACTAGACCACTTGACTGAATATCTTATATTACACTACTTATCATATGATGTCAATCTTTTTTTGAAAAAGCTTCAAAAAAAGCCCAAATTGTTGAAATCAATATAATTATTATGCTTATTCCTCCGCAAATAAGTGATACTATGTAAAATTTCCAAATAGATCCATCAAATGGTAATCTATTCATTTGGTAACATTTCTTGGTATAATCTCGTAAGAAATGAAAACCAATAAGAGAATATACTATATACAGAAGGATACATATCATATCATATTATAATAGAACGACTACTACTATTCAATAAATAAATACACAATGATTTTAAATAATGTAGTATCTTCCGTGGCATTTCCCGCAGAACGCTTGGTAATTTCTATAAATGAACCAGATGTTCGCCTAGATAATGCACGATTAGGTCTTAGGGCTGCTAATTATTACTACTATAATGAAAAATATTCTCCAAGTACATCTGTAGTTGTGTGGAATTCTAATACAGGAACCCCTACTGTTCTATCTCAACCTACGAATTCTGCATCAGTTCCTGCGGACTTCCCTATGACGTGGATCAATGATATTGTGGCTACTGCGGATAGAAACCATAACTATTTATACATGTCTATGTTAGGTGGATTGTCTGGATTAACTATATATCCTACACAGCCTTACCCTATAATAATAAAAGTATCTAACAATCAGTGTACTATATCTGCGGGTATACTACCATTCCAATATTTCGGATATGACGACCCCGTAACTCCTATTGAATTTAGAAAACAATTACCACTCTCCGCAGTAAAAAATGCAACACCCTTCGGAATAACATTTTCCAGTGCTTCGACTCCATATATATCTAAAACACGTAGAAACTATATCCAATCAACTACAAAGAACTATGCAAGAACATTTAATACTATACTAGGTAAAAAAATAATAGATTCTAGTTTTAGCATAACATTACCAGTGGTATCATCAAATTTAGTAACTGATGAGGAAAATGTATGGAATGTAACATTGTACAAAGATGGTTCTCCGAATGTATCGACCATAGATACCACCAACGTTCTAACATATATTCCATCCGAGGAAATAACTGATGCATCAGGATTAGCCCCTGCAAATTATTTTACAGTAAAAACCTTAAATTGTGATACTGGTTTGTTACAAACAACCTTAGCGGCTCCTTTATATTTTGCAAAAAATCAAGAAGTTACCGTAACATATGAAACTTCTTCTCTTCTTACTGTAGGAAGATACTCCTTAACAAATCCATCTACTGACTATTATATATTATCCACTATTGATCCTATATATTTCTTTAATCAACGATTTTCTTATATGGGAGGGTCACTAGCGACCAACAGGGATGCATTCACTATAAGTTATTACCCATCAGCAGGAATAACCAATACACATACAGGTGATTATGGTATTTCATCAATAGACTCCTCTATAATATTCACGGATAATTTTTATCAAAACACCTTCAATGTAAACGTTAATTCCTCTAAAGCAAAAAAAAGATTTATAGAACGTTCCGCAGATTTTAGCCTCAGTGCATATGATGTAGCAACTAATGTTATATATAATGCAAATGGGTGGATGCCTGCATCCGCAACCATGCGCTTTATAAACGATGGTCTAGGAAATAGATATGTAGTGGGTATCCAGGTAAGCGCATTTACGGGTGCAATATATGACTGTGTCGATGATCTTGAATTTCTTTTAAATAACAAAAATATTGTATTTGAAACATATATTAGCGAATCTAATGATTTATCCGCAACCATAAACACCACTATATTTCCTACACAAGATGAGGAACTGTTAATAAGATGGGACGCATATCCGCCTGAAAACATAGTATTTAAAAACATAGAAACTGGTGCTATACTAGAACGAAATACTCCATACCCTGCGGGAGAGATGTCTGTTCAAGTACATAATTTAGGGGTTGATAAAACTAAGATAACGCTATATTCTGAAGAATTTGATCTTTCTGCATCTTCATATTGGTTCCCTACTTCAGCGGTGCTAGGATCTGCCAGATTACAAATAGAGGGAAGTATATTAGATAACAAGCCTACTAATACCGGAACATTAAGTGCAATGGTAAGCAGAAACGGTCTATTGTATCGTGCTCCTGAGAATTGCAGTATAATATGGAACGAATCAGCTTCTCCTAAAAAGGGACATATAGCAATATATACACCATCAAATGAATTACTATCTGAATCTACTATATATCCTTCTGATGGTTACTCGGTAATATCACCAGTATTCTCTACTATACCAGTAACTGATAATCCTAATAAGATTACGTTCAATCTCACATGTAACATATTCGATGAAGCATATAGTCTAAATGCTAATAAACTTTTCTATATGAGACAATACCCTGATCGAGAATTGTTGACTATTATTGCATCGTCTTCGGTCGGATTAAGTTCATATTTAAGTAGCAACACAGAAAATATAATAACAAACACTACCGGTATTTGGTACTTGTCTGCCCATTACCCTGATCTCATCATACCAAGTCCTTCGCATATAAAATGGAGTTACAGAACTTTAGGAGGATTGACTAATTATCTTACAGGCGCAACTATAAGTTTGAACATTTCTACGCTATCAACAGTTATTAATGTGTCAGCAGGAGGAGTTGAACCATATTATGGGAACTTCCGATCCTATGATTTCTCAGATACTATATCTATACATGCATTATCCACTATAAATCCTATAAGCTATATAGGATTTCCTGAAACAAATTATTTCCCATATTCCATAAACACGACAACAGATTATTCCAAATCAGTCGGAATGTCGGCCTTAAATGCTTGTAAAACCGAATCCTTTTATTTTTCTGCAACTCCTGGTTTTAATAAATATCGTTGGTCAGTTGGAGATCTTACCCAAGAAAGTGATTCTAATGTAACAAAGATAGACGTTGCTTATAATAATATATCTTCAACTGGTATAGTTTCTGTTTCAGCTTTTGATAATATTTTTAAAGAAACCAATCAAATTACTAGATATAATACCGCATCATCTGATGATTCATCCATTTATAGGGAGCCTATTCGTTTCGAAGATTATCCAGCAGCAGCACTAACAATAGAAAGTAGTAATTCGCTAGTAGATATTAATAGATATTCAAGTTTACCAACCCTATACACAGATATTGGGACCACTGTCGGATTGGAATCTTTCAATTTCAACATAATCCTATCCAGTGCAGATTCATTCCAGATTAGAAAAATAGTCGGCGACACTGTTTCTAATAATTATGTTCTACGCTTCGGGCTAAAAGATTCTGATTTTATACTAAATGAAGATTCATATCAGATTTTTAATGTTGTCGTAAGTGGTGATGCACAATTCAGGTATGATAATACTTTCTGCACAAAATCACAATCCCTAGTGTCTAATACATTAGTTCTTACTGCTTTTAATGGTCCTATATTAGACTTATATACATCTAAGAACATAGTAAGTGCAGGAGAATCTTTAGATATATATAATTTCAGTGGCAATTCCCTACAGTTTATGCCGTTCTCAGGATTCATCTTTTACAACGGGGAGACTACCACTGTGGAAAATACATCTTCTTTCGCAACATCATTTACTAATGAAGGAATATATTCTCCTATATTAACAGGTATACTAAGCTCTGGTGAAATATTGGTTAAACAATTTGATAACCTCATAGTAGTTGATAATAAGAGTTACTCGTACAATTCGGCAATCGAAAACGACTTCTCTGTATTTGAATATCCATATAGTTTAGATGATGTATTAATACCTGCTAATAGTTGGCAATATGCTGATGTGATCAATTCTTCTTTCCGAAAACTTCAAACTAATTTTGATTACATAAGTGCAAAATGTAGTATATATGATCCTGTATTCCCTGCATCCAAAGGAGGAATACTAGGTAAGATTTTCGGTAATTTCAAATGGCATATTGGAAAATCCCTCACAGACACATCTCCATATTTTGATATGACTTGTGGGGATATTATTGATGATTTACTAGTTACTATAAAAGGGGAAACTATTAATTTTTACAATATTTCAGAAACTCTATCACTTTTATATAGTACAGATAATCTAAAAAATCTACCTGCTATTGTAGATATAAATAAAATAAAAGTAACCAGTAACCATATATATCTATTGGATTCTAAAAATAAAATATTCTATATAGTAAGTTATAATACTAATGATTTTTCTGCTACAGAACTCATATATTATTGGGGAGGCGCAGGTGAAAAGAACTCTAAAATAAAGTTTGTAAATCCTGTAGATTTCTGTCTCGATTCCGTAGGAAATATATACATATTGGATTCTGGCGGAACAATAAAAAAATATGACATAAACTACCAATGGATTACTAACATAGCTATTCCTGATATATCTGATGTATTAGCGATATCTACTGATGATACTCTGTTAGCCATAACCACAGAAAACTATATATCTGTAATAGATCAATTGGGAACAGAACAACATATAATAAATATCACAAACTCTAAATTTGCCTCATTAAATCCCGACTTATTAGGAATTATATACATATCAAACGGTAATTTCTTATTTAAATATCTTTTAAATGGACAGTTATTAGGTAGTTACGAAATATCGAACCTATTAAATATAGCCTACAGTTCTGACCATATCCTATTAGTACATGATAACTATATAGAAAAAATAACAGATCGAATAAAAATACACACCATCATATCAGATACTTCACATATTCCAGAATGGAACGATGTGTTTATTGGTGACGAAGAATTTGTTGCAGATTATGTATATAATGATTCATTCAAAAAGATACACGATAAAATATATCTTTTAAATGACAGTATAACTGGCCGTATAATCCAGAACAGGGACGAATATGATAAGACAATAAATTATGTCCTGTCATCCTCCGTCGTTTCTTCGATTTCACCTATAAATTATCTAGGTCTGAACGAGCCTATATCTTATGACACCATAAATCGTGGAATTATGGACATCATGTATAATTTAGATGAGTTAAAACAAAATGTTCAGTACGGTTATACATATCCTAATAACAGTGAGGATCTTCAATGGGTTTGGGCATATCACTATGTTGACAAAACACAGCGTCCGTCTCAACTTAAGAATCCAATATCTTGGACTGAACTTATGTCTTCTAAAATACAAAACACCTCATTAAGTTCTATAAGTGCATGGTGGATTATTCGAGAAGGTACGGGAGGAAATCATTCTGAAATATGTTGGAATTATATGAATATCCAAAGTAATGGTTATTTCCCCCTCACCTGGGAACAAACAGAAGCTAATAATCTATCTGGTCACATATTTACATGGGAAGATTTAGAGAGAAATTGCTGTGAAATACCAGAAACTATCTTTGAAGATAGTGTAGACGTTTGTAAATAAATATAATGTCCTATCCTAAAGAGCTTCTAAAAGTAACTGATAATCAACTGGTATTTCCTATCAAAGATTATGAGAATATAGGCGATTCGCTGTCATCTATAAACTATAATTTCAATGTCTTGGATATATATACGGGGAATTTCGAATTCAGTGCTAACAATAAATGGAATGCGGCATATAATCTCATTCACTCTAATAGCGCACAATGGGTCGATACTATATCAACAATAAAAAGTAATAGTGCTTGTTGGAATGATACGTATACTACAGTATCTACTCTAAGTTCAATATGGCTTAAACCTATATCACTGATCTATCCATATCCTTTCGAGGAAATAGGAGAAGACGGAAGTATAATAAGCGATATAACCGTATGGTTGAACAACACACTACCTGTTATGAACGAAAAGTGTGCCAATTTTATTGTCGGCCAAGAATTATATGTTTTCACTCCTCTGTACACTGAAATAAACCGAGTTTTAACACAAACTAAAGTTGTTGGAGTTAAAACTGTTAAGGTTAAGTTTGTCATCAGTTGCATAGGAAAGGGTCGTAGAACGTACTATCCAAAAGGTTCCATAGATTGCGGTTCTTCTTCATTGGAAGTAGCAGTTCCTGATAAATATATCAACAAATTCAAAGGTTTGAAATTTGTTATAGATCCCGAAACCAGTACATGGTTATTTGATTCTGCCCTTTTTGATTAAATGATTAAACTATTGTCGCAATACGAATTCTTAGGCAACAGCATATATAAATTCAATGCTAATATGCATGAATTAAATATTCGTTTCGATAGATTATATGAAGATTCTTTAAAATGGAAGTCTCTGTTTAACACTATATCCACGATATCAAGTGACTTAACGACGCTATCAGAAGTGTCTAATCTGTCCGCAAATTGGAAAAACACTTCCGACCTTGTGTACAATGTCCAGGGATTTTGGGAGGAGCCAATTCTTATAGTATTTCAAAAAACATTCAACATGGTTGCAAATTTTTTAGAAGTTCGTAGTTGGTTGGATCTAAATTTTCCAGTTTCGGACTTCTCTCCAACACAATTAATTCGCTGTGATTTCTTATGTAAAAATTATACACCCGAAAAATTCAAACAATATCCGGTGCTGAAAGAAAACCGCTCTGCATTAGAAATTTATGCAAAGACATATAATGTAAAAATAAACGAAGTGTATGCATATCTCAGTCATCTAAACCAATTAAACAGTATAAAGAATATAATAAATTCTATATTAGTTCGCAACAGTCGTAAAGATTTATTTGTCAACTCCTGGGACGAATTATCAAACTATACTATATATATTGGTTATAACTATAGAAACCATATTTTTACATCTTCAGAGTTTGCTAATTTTTCTCAAAATGATCTACAATATTTTTATAGTTATATGATTCAGTATAAAGTGTTGCAAGAAAAAATGAATGTGCTGTTATCTAAAAATATAGATGATATTCCAGAGTTTATATTAAACCAATTCACTAATAAAAATTTAGAAGTCTATAATGGCGGTAGTTTCTTTTTTAGAAATACTGGAGAATCTTGGGAATTATATCCTTATATAGGAACTGAGTTTTGCACAAGTGGCAACTGTTCTGATTGTTACGATATAATTGATGTTAATAAACTATACACTGGTGAGAAACCATGTTTCAATAGTTTCGAGTATGTGTTAGAAGAATGTTATGAATAAACTCACCAACTCTCCGATATTATCAAGTATGGTCGGTTCTTATGCCGACATCACTATAGATGGGCAGACTCGCAAATATTTCGTTCGTCGGGCTGATAAAAATGCCCCTTTTAAGCGTGCTAAATTTATTCAAGATAGCGATATTGATAATGCGGAAATTTCCGATACTCAAATATGTGAACTATGTTTAAATCCAAATCTAAGTAATGTGTTCTGTTTAAGTCTATATGATTCTTGTCACAGCTCGGGAGGTAGCTGGAATTATCTAACGAGCACAGTGTCACCTAAAAAACATGAAATTTTGATAAATGGCGTTAAGAGTGGCGAGTTTACAATAGGGCATCTCGAAACAACTGGTGGTTATATGGGGGATTCAATATATTTAGGAAACTACAACGGTTTTCCTATTTGGGTAAAACATCCAGCAACATATATCCCAGTAGATGTGATATTATTGATATTCTCTACGAACACATCCCTAATATTCGATCAAACTAATATAGAACCTGATTATATTACATACGGGGGAAAAAATGTCAAAACCGTATTTGTGAACCCATCGGCGCTTATTAGCGGGGATAATACCATAACAATACGTACAACATTTTCAGATTGGCCTTATGTTGATCCCCTATATATGTCGGTACCGAGAATTCAATATTTCTTCCGATATGCGGAAGATAATGTACTGACCTGTCAAAATAATAGAATCTGTAATGATTATTCTCCTTTTTGTGAAGCATCGTTGTTAGATGTAGGTGGTGGGAAACGTGCATTTACATGGACATTTAGTTATAATGGTGATGAATATGTGGAATGTTTCGTAGAACCTACAACAACAGAAGAACCTACAACCACTGCTGAACCTACAACAACAGAAGAACCTACAACCACTGCTGAACCTACAACAACAGAAGAACCTACAACCACTGCTGAACCTACAACAACAGAAGAACCTACAACAACAGAAGAACCTACAACCACTGCTGAACCTACAACAACAGAAGAACCTACAACCACTGCTGAACCTACAACAACAGAAGAACCTTAATAAATTTTCTAGACATTCTGGTAATCTTGTAATAAATATAGAAAATGAAGAAATTATTAACTATAGGAATGGCTACATACGATGATTTTGACGGGGTTTTTTTTTCTATTCAGGCATTGCGAATGTATCAGCTATGTGGTATAGAGGATCAAATCGAGTTTATTGTAATAGATAACAATCCGACTGGTAAACATGGGCAAGCTGTGAAAGAATTCGTAGAAAAATGGGTAAAAGGTAGATATATAGCAGTATCCGATAAAACCGGAACATCCGTAAGGAATGAAATATTTAACAACGCAAATGGAAAGTATACGCTTTGTATGGATTCGCATGTCTTATTTGAACCAAACGCAATTAAGAAATTATTAGAATATTATAATGATAACCCCGATACCAATAATCTAATCCAAGGTCCAATATGGTACGATGACTTAAAAAATATATCAACCCAATTTGATCCAGTATGGAGAGGTAACATGTTTGGGATATGGGGAAACAATCTCAGTGCATACGAACGAGGGGAACCTTTCGAAATTGAAATGATGGGACTTGGTATGTTTTCATGTAAAACTAGTAATTGGCAAGGTTTTAATAAAAACTTCAAGGGGTTTGGGGGGGAGGAGGGATACATTCATGAGAAATTTAGAAAGAGTGGTGGGAAATGTATATGTATTCCAGGTATGAAGTGGAATCATCGATTCAAACGACCTGCTGGAATACCTTACCCAAATAAAATAGAAGACAGGGTACATAATTATTTTGTAGGATGGTTGGAATTATTAGGGGGTGACGCTGATCATGAATTTATAAAATCTATAACTTCCTTTTTTTCTACTAAAATCTCTAGCGAAAAAATCTTACACATTCTAGAAGATGTTAAAAAATATGAGTCCTAAAGTAAGCTGCATATGCCCTACTCGGGGTAGATTCGAGGTTTTACGCGAGAGTATATCTTTATTCATATTACAGGATTATCCTAATAAAGAACTTATAATATTCAATAACCATCCAATACCATTAATACCACACCCTAAATTATTAAAACATAATATAAAAGTGATAAACGGGGGAGATATGTCGGATAAGTCTATGAATTTAATATATAAAGAAACGTTAAAATATGTATCCGAAGACGCTGAATATATTTCTATATGGGATGATGACGATGTTTATTTTCCATGGCATTTATCGGAAAATATAGAACTTCTAGAAAACTCTGATAAGAATGCAATCAGGTCAAAACAAGGTTATTGGCAAGATAATAATTATAAAAATAAAATAGATGTGGTTTCTAACGTGCTAGAAGCTAGTATGATTGTTAAAAAATCATACATTTATTTTGAAAATGAAAACTATGCTGAAACTGATACGTCCAATCACAGGCATCCCCATATAAATTGGTACAACTCGTTAATAAATTCAAATTCATTTTTATATAATAACAATATTACCGCTATGTTCCGATGGAACTACGGTAAAAATTATAGACACCTATCTGCATCAGGCCCGCATAAAAACGAAGATACGGGCAAAAATGTAGTATTACGCCCAAACAAAGTGGATTATATTTTTTATGATATTTTATGTAATATACATACAGTTACTGATACTCAGTTATTATATCCTGTCGATGAACAGTCTCGTATAAAATTATACACTAAATTATTGTCATATAATATTGATCAATTTAATCATATTGATCAATATAATGTTTGGATTTATTGGGATAACTCAGAACATACTATGCCATTATTCATCGAAGATTGTATAAATACTATAAGATCTAATACATTCTGTAATGTTGTAGTTGTTAATGATGAATATATTCAATTAAATTTATTGCCTGTATCGGAACATTATTACCGACTAAACTACGTCAATAAATCCGACTATCTACGAATTTTTCTACTATACAAATTCGGGGGATTTTATTTTGATAGTGATACTATAATTCGTGGTGATTTAGATTTCAATTATTTTAGATACATAACATCATACGAAACATTATTTCCCTGGGAACGTGATGTACCATACCGAGTAATAAGCGCAGTTTTCGGGGCGAGAATACATTCGAGGGTTTTCAAAGAAGCATTACAAAATATAGAAAATTATCTGTCATCATATAAACCCATTACTTGGTCGGAACTTGGTATAACCGGGATTCATAATACTGTGAAAAAATATAGCACGGATACATATCACGGTTATAAAATTGGTGGTCTATTAGGTTTGGTGACTCTACAGTATACGGATAATAATTTCACACAATGGGATTTCTCTAAAATAAATAAAAAATTCTTGATAATAATTCTTCACGGTTCAACGCTAAATGTTCTTAAAGCTATGAACAGAGATGAGTTCGAGTCTACAAATGTAAGAGATTATATAAATAACTGTATTAATGATAATTATGAATACTCTAGACTTTATTGAAATTGGGTGCTCGAATTTCAACACTTTAATTCAGACGGCATCTGACGAAGACCGAGGTATTTCTATTGAACCTATTTCATATTATTTAAATAAATTACCCAATAAATCAAATATATTAAAAATGCATGTAGGTATATCGGATGTCGAAGAATTACGCAATTTCTACTATATACCTGAACATATTATACGAAAAAACAAATTACCAGATTGGTTAATTGGGTGTAATTCTATTGATAATATACATCCTACAGCATTATTGAATTGTGAGGAACGTGGAGTTGATATATATGATATTATAGAAACAGAGGAGGTTATGGTAATTCCTTTAACAAAAATAATTAAGACATTTGATATATGTTATATCAAATGTCTTAAAGTAGACACTGAGGGGCACGACTGTATAATATTGAATAATATACTACCGTTATTATATGATAAATTAAAAATAGACAAAATAATATTCGAAACCAATAGTCTTTCGTCATATACCACGCAACAAGATATAATAAACAAACTACAATTAATAGGATATACCATAATCTCTGCCAGTTCTGATACTGTATTAGTTCGAGAAAATCTTGTATAATATATGCATCCACCTGCCCGACCATATGGAGAGATAAGCCAATATTCTATACCATGGCATACTACCTTCATAGGGCAGAAAATGCAACATAATTTTTGGCTATATAATATTGTGGATAGAATATTGACCGAAAACCCACAGATCGAAAGTATTATAGAACTTGGAACCGGATTAGGAGCCTTAACTACTGTATTCGGTTTATGGGGTATTGAAAAAAATATTCCTGTTCTAACAATAGATACATTGAATAGACATTCTTCTAAAATTTTTAACAAATTGGATATTAAATATCTACAGGTTGATATATTTTCAGAAGAAGCCCAAGCCGCGATTAAAAAAACTATAAATAATAAGCCGACATGGATATTCTGTGATGGTGGATGTAAAAATAAGGAATTGAATTTTTACGCACCATCTCTTCCTGCGGAATCTATTATAAGTGCCCATGATCTGGGAGTTGAATTTAATCATACACTTCATGCATCTCTACTATGTCCGCATATTATACAGCCATATCATCCCGAATGGTGGATGGAATGTAATATTCAACTGGCTATATATAAGCGTTGTTAATAAGTATATTTATGTTCAGTAAATTTTCCAACTTCTTCGCTATTTTCAAAAATCTTGATAAGATCAAGGATGTTTTAAACACCTCTTATACTGCACTCGTAAAGGTTCACACTGCCTTAGTTTTTATCGAAAGTCAGACTAACGATACCAAGCTCGGAAAGTTGGTATCCGAATATCTTCCTAAAACTATAGAAGTAACTGGAAAGATAAAAGAGATATTCGAAAAATACGGTCCTCTGGTTGGTTTGGATATTGGCGCAGTTGCACAGTCTTTTATAAACGAAGGAACCCTTGTTGCGGAATTAAAACAATCCTCAAGGGAATTGGATAAATATCTTAAATAATATGAGTCCTGATAATGTACGTGCCTTCCTTGCAATAGTTGCTGTTTTTGCTATCATAATTGGTTTCTTTTTAGGAGTAGTATCTAGTGAAATATTTTCTGCTACTATTGGTGGATTGATTGCACAATTTTATCAAGCGGGTAAAGTTGCGGACCTCTCTAAGAAAGTAGAAACACAGGAAGCCGAGATTCAGTCGCTTAAATCTAATGGCTAAAAAAAGAACCTTCCGTGAATTTAAACAAGGAATCTATAAGCCAATAAACAAATCCAAATGCCTCAATAAAGGTGAAATTGTTTATAGAAGTGGATTAGAACGTTCCATGATGACCACTCTTGATAAAAACCCGAATGTTATTTCATGGGGAAGTGAAAATGTAATCATTCCCTATTACAAGAGTGTGGAGAAACGTAATGCCCGGTACTTCCTAGATTTCTATATGAAGCTTAGGCTTGGAGAAATTATAAAAGAATTTATTGTAGAAGTCAAACCTGCGAATCAGTTGAAAAATGTAATGGAAGGGGTTTCTCATAAAAATAAAAAACCCAGTACCATTGCATATGACGTATTAACCGCCCAGACTAATAAAGATAAATGGGATGCTGCTAGGGCGTGGTGTGGTGAGCAGTTGTCTAAAAAATCTAGAAATATAGAATTTATAATATTAACTGAAAAGAATATAGATAGTCTATTTCATTAATCCTCTTCTATAACAAGCGTCTAATAATCCATTATATATAGTATTTATATCATCAGGCGTAGCAGTGTTGTACATATTTAAAAGTTCTTCATTGGAATATTTAGTCCACCTACCTCTTCTATAAAATCCGTTATTGAATTTATTTCTTATATATTCTATCATATTTCGGCTTTTTAAATTGCACAATATTATATAATCAGCTCTGACATCACTATATTCTTTAAAATTTTCTAATATGTAAGATGCAAACACATCATCTGTCATATCTGATATCAATTTTTTATATCCTACAATATTATCTCGTCGTGTATGTCTACCCTTTAATAATCCTGAAGTATCCAACAACCGCTTCACATCATCTATAATGTTTAAACTTCTACACCTTTTCAACAATTCTTTATCAGCCAGCAACTCTCTATAAGTCTTATATTTCTGTTTTATTACATTGATAATATCTTCTTTTATCTGTTGCCTCTTTTTAGAATTATTGTATAACTTTTTTTCTTGTTGTTTCGTTTTGTAAAATTTCTTAATCTTCTCATATTCCATTGCATTTTTTCTACATAAATTAAATAAGCATCTATTCTTACGTGACAATTCTGTTATTGAATTATAGTTATATGCATCGGTCATAACTACACTATCATATAACTTATTATAATCGATTATACAATCGTTAACACTCTGCACAGATAGCTCATGCCCTATTAGTTCTTCTATATTCGTTAAATTGCCAATTATAAGGTCTTTAACATATCGTTCGTAATCATTTTTCTTAGTTAATGTTTCTTTTAAGAAAAACACTTTTATCTTAGATTCTGCAATTTTCGCCAATTTTTTACTTCGTCTATTTAAAATACTATCTTCATCTCTATGCCAATAAGCCCCATCATACTCTATACCGAAATTATGTGATGGGTAGAAAATATCTATGTGGTAGGGCTTTATTATAGTAGTATCATCAAGAATACCGTCATCATTCAATAATATATCAAATATTTGTTTACATATTTTTTGGGGTACGGAGGCCGCAGGAACTACCATATGTTTACATGCTTCATTTGCTATTCCTCTCCTATGTGCAGCATCATAAGCACCCCTCGAATATAAAGAGAATTCTGCTTTAGTATTGTATTTTGCCGCCTCTTTAAAGATAATATCTTCAGTATATCTTGTATTATTAGCTGGTAAATGTGATGCTACGATATTTAATAATTTTCTTCCAACGGCTGCATTATACGCTCCTGGTGAATTCTTTTTGAATTCACTTCTAGAAGAATATTTCAACGCCTCTGTTTTTATATAATCGTAACTATATTTAACTGTTCCTATTTTATACTTGCTCATACTATTATTTATGAAAAAATCCATTAAAACAAATTCCGATAAGTGGAATGCGGCAAAAAAATGGTGCCAAGAGTTACGGGAAAAGAAAAACCGTGATATTGAGTTCATCATTATCACGGAAAAAAATATTGAAACTATTTTTGGAGGTTAATTATTAAACCTTTGTAAGTCCTTTTTCGATTGCAGTTGTGAGTGCTTTAAGAATAGGTGCAAGGTTTTCAACTTCAGCAACTTTCTTAGTCACAGCAGCATCGTAGTATGCTTTATATAAAGATACTACAGAATTTGCCACTGCAAGTGCTTCAGGAGTTTCAAGTTCTTTCACCTTCGCAGCTTTAATAGCTTGTTCAAGTGCTTCAGGAGTTAGATCTTCGCCAAGTGCGAAACCATTCACAATCGTCACCAATGCACGAAGATATGGCTCTGATTTAGGTTGCTTGCGAACCCCAATCTGAACAGCAGAGGGAACAACACCATTAATAAGTTGTGGTGCTTTTTGGAGGTTGAAGGATTGTTCTAATGATGCACAAGACATCAAAAACATCGTAGAGATTAGAAGTAGTATTTTTTTCATAACACATATATTTACCTTTTCCTCTTTAAGTTCTTTCATAGTGTAGAAATTATATGTAAATAGTAATATAGCATGTCTGCGAAAAAACGAGCTAAAAACATACGGTCAGTTAAACAGAAATTA